CCAGAAACAATCTCACCGATACCCCATGGCGAAGAACCAACAGAAGCAGTAGTCTCGATTTGTAAAATGTCATTCATACTCATAATATATACTCTCTATTTAAAATGTTAACTCAATTCAACAAGGACATTATCTCATATTCAGAACAAGTTGGCAACACTTTTTTTCAAAATAATTAAATAACTTTCATCAACAGATTAACTGTCTTCAATAGGGTAGCTTTGGTTTCCATATCACTTACAGCATCATCCATCTCAATCTCTAATCTGAGATCTTCTAATAGTTCACGTTTCTCATCGGTAGACAGTTCGTCTAACAATTGGATGTCTTTAATTCTTTGATTATAGCTTTCCATTAAAATCTCCTCATCATTGCTTTAGTCATTTTCTCGGACTGGTTTATTAATGTCTTCCTTTTTAAGTTGCAGTAGGTCTCTCCAAATACTCTTCCGGATAGTCCATCGAGACTCTTCTCGAAGATACTGACCATCTCAAGGACATCTTTAGATCCCTTCCCAGTTGAATAAGTCTTTAACCATTGTTTGGATTGTACAATGTCATCGACCTGTAGTGGCGCTAGTTCAGATGAACAATCTAAATTCTGAACTGATACCCAGACATCAACTACTGCCTTACTTTCATTATCATCATAAAAACTAGTGTTAGATATGGTTGAACATCCGGTTACCGCAAGGGCACCGATCAATAGTAGTGCTTTCATTTTGTGTCACGTCTCCTTTTTGTTGTTTCATAACTATGTATATATTTCCATATGTCAGATAAAAATAGGAGAATATATCCCAATGCGGGAATAGTCGCCAAAGACCAAAATCCCGCATCACCAAATTCAAGCCGTAAACTTACTGCGTGAACTAGTATCAAGAAACTGATTGAAAGAAAAACAAAACGTATCATTTCACTTCCATATCGAATGGGAAGAAGTCCAAGAACAGATCACGTTCCCACTTGTAGGCTTCCTTTTCCCAAGGTTGGTTAAGGTATTCGTAATTCTCTGCCTTACGACCTTTCCACTTCCAAACACCGGTCGAGGATAATTCTCCACGCAAGAATTGTTTCGCATGAACCATCTCGTGAGCAAGTGCCTGCATCTGACGCATGAAGGTCTGACCGTTGGTACCGATCTCAACTTCAGCATAGTCATGTTCACCGTGACACAGACCTTGTGCACCACCGTCTAGTGTTCCTTTGAATCGAATGGTCAATAAGCGTTGAAGACGATTGATCTGCAATGCACGACATAGGTTATCGACATATTTTTCAACAACCGCTTTATTCTTATGACGACCTTCGATAAAAACATACATTATTTAATCTCCTCGAAACCATTAGACTCTAAAATCGCACGAACACGTTCACGGTCAAGACTGTCACCGTCACCCCAAGTNATANAATTCTCTTGGTGGGCGTGCATTGCTAGACTAGTCATATATTCCATAATCGCAGACTGGATATCAGGGATACTACAACCAAGGTCGTAGATNCCGTCCTTACCGTAGAACATATGGACATAATCACGAAAATCATTCAACTTAACTGGAAACATAACAAACACCTCTCAACTCAATAGGGTACTATTATCTCATAATAATAACAAGTATGCAAGATTTATTTCACTTATTTTTAGATCATTTTGTTATATCAAGATAGGTTCTTATCTCTTTTTTGGATAACTTGCGGAACTTCCTGCGAGTCACTGCCCAAGTCTTCAGGGGTGTACTGAACTCGATTACCTCGGTCGTACCACGTTTGACATACCCTATCAACTGAGAACCTCGGGTAATGTAGGTATGGTTCGTAATCTTGTGGTCACCCCAGTCAGTCAGCTCTTCTCTCCAGAGAGAGGTTAATAGTCGTTCACTCATTGATCGTTCTCCTTCTCTGCAAAATATTCGCCAACGTTATGGTGCCATACCATAAGAGCGTGTAATGCTTCCCAAGGTGATTCAAACGACTCTAGTGTGCCAAGGTGGCAATTGACTAACTCTTCGTCAATCGCTTGTTCAGCAGTCAAAGTTCGTTTGTATTCAAGATGATTCATCACTCACTGTCCTTGCGTTTTTCATAATCCAACAACATAAAAATTGTAAAGTTCAAGCAACATTTGATCTGACTGAATCTCTAATCTAGGCAGCTCATCTTCCAGGCCGTTATTAATACATAATATCCATTTGGAAGAATTGACAATATTGCTAATAATTAACTCTCTCATTTTTCTCTACTCCTACTTCAAAAAGAATTTTTCCAGAATGCGATCAGCAACATCTTCATAATCGTCGGTGCTGATGCCAGGATTGCTACTGTAGTAACTGTGCCCTTCCATTTCTTGAGTGAACTCATCTAACAGTTTGATCAGTTGTAGTTTCTTCTCAGTGTTGAGAATAATATCCACAATGTCACTGCCATGGTCAACCACCATCCTCCAAGTAGTGCTTAGTAAACCCGTTGAGCCTTTTTCTTTGATGTTGAGTTCGTAATGACTGATCTCACCAGTTTCTTTATCAACAAAACTCACCATGGTATACTCGGCATGTTCACGATCAAACACGGTGGTTTTGGTTTCATATTTTGATTCAGTCATAATCTCTACTCCTCATCTCAATTTATGTAATAATTATATAATAGAATTGAGCAAAAGTAAACTGTTTTCTTAGATTATTTTGTTATAAAAAAGAGGTCTTTATAACCTCTTTTTCTCATCACTCACTCTCCTCCACCCATTCAATAATTTCAACTTCACCAAGGCAATCATGGTTCATCACTTCACTGTCGAGGACATAACTCACAAAATATTCGTGCTTCAATGCAATCACACTACTGGTATAATATTTATTGTCCTCCGTGTCAACTATTAGTGTTGCGCTCCAAAAGTTTGGATGATCGTAAAACTCATCATCCGTCCCGTCCAACTGTCGTCCTAGGCCACCATCCCCAATAATCCATAGATGAGGAGAAAGATGAATCGTCTGGCCCTTATAGTCTGGGCCACCAACTGTACCGTTGGCTTCCACCTCTATGTATTTGTCACGGGTCTCGAAATGAACATTCACGGTTCCTTTATCAGTAACACCCATACGAATGTTCTGTACCACATCATCAAATGTGAGTTCTGGGTTGTTGCTGGTGAATCGATCAATGTGGATTTTCATCACTCACTCCTCCAATTAATCAACACTTGCAACAAATGCCATTCACTCATCGTCTCATCCTCGCATGTTCTATGGCTTCTTCTTGGTTGATAATCGGTACCGCATTAGACTTGTGCATAGTACTGATACCCTTGACCAAGGTTCCGGTATACATCATTCTTTCTTTCTTTAATGTACTACCCGTACCAGTATCAAGAGAGTTATAAACCGGAGTCTCACGTNTATAAGGTTGTTCCGGTGTATGTTCTTTGAACTCATACTCACGTTTTTTGGTCGTCCATGCATTGTACTTCTTCTTACGTCCATTTGCATAGTGTCGCATACTACCGTGAATCATTCTATACTTCCTCTTCGATACGTTGTTTCACTCTCTGCATCAGTCCAATAGAGTGGGCAGTCATTATGAGAATAGAAGTTTCTGTACTTTCTTTTGCTTCCTTATGAAGTCGAGTTAACTCTTCCTCAATTATCCCCAATACGAGTGACTTACTCATTTTAGATTACCACCATAGTAATCCAACACTAAACCGAAGGCCTCGATATATTCATTCAGGTAAACAACATCAGCCTTAGGGTCATTATCAAATATAGACAAACCCTCACCCTTTTCTCTGCGTTCCAGATCTTTCCTGAAGGTTTCGAGGTGCCATTTCAATTCACTGATCATTATCGCGTCAACCTGTTCCTCTTCCATTTCAATCATTATTTTAGACATATTGTTCTCCGTTAGATAAATTTTTAACATTAAGGGTTTTCATCATTTTACTATCAAGAAAGTGTCTGTCCATAGGTTCAGGGCCAGTCGCAATACTATAGTAATCAATATCGTTATCGACTAGATTCTCATGAACAAACACTATCTCACCTGTAATTATGGCATTATGAGTTTCCCATTGAATGGTGTCGCCAACTTTACCGTACATTATACAGTCCTCTTCTTACGTGGTTTGAAACCGAAGTATTCCATCGTCTCCATCGGACTAGTTTTTTGACTCATCTCGATATACTCTTCGATCGAGACTTTCTTACATAGGAAGTTAATCCAAGACTTAAATGGTTTCGAACCATACTTGAATCGCGCAATGAACCTACGTTCTGGTTACCATACCAAGATGGGTGACAGTTCGGTGCTATCTGTTCCATAGTGCGTGAACCTTCGAACTCACCTTGATACATAAGGTACATACCGTCCCAGCTGAAGTTTTCTTTAACGAATGCGGTCATTTTAATTCTCCATCTCATTAATTTTTGCAATAATCTCATTGTAGATTCTTTCGAACTCTTCTTCATTGAAACGTTCTTTAGTTTCACAATGAACCATCAAGTCATTCCAGTGGTAAGTAATCTGTTCTTCTCTATTCATAATATCTCTCAACTCAATCAACAAAGGTATTATCTCATAATCATAACAAGAAGTCAACACCTTCTTTAGAACATTTTGGCATAAGAACCGAAGTCTTTATAACTCCTGTACATCGCAGTACTCATTAGTGAGGCGTTTGACCTCAATAGTGGCAACCCCGTTAGGGTTAGATGAAGCGGGAACGTCCCGCACGATAACGGTAGAACCTACCGCCATACCAATTGTTGATGGAAAGTTTTGGGTAACACATTCAAAAGATAAAGTCATAACAAACACCTCTCAACTCAATTAGGTAACCATTATCTCATAATCATAACAAGAAGTCAACACTTATCAGCTGATTCTTTTAGACTTTTTTAACACTTTTATGGGGTTTGATATAACGGAAAGGTATAATCACCCTCCCCGACTGGATAAGGCTTAGTATACCACAGTAAGGGGAGGATGTCAAGGGGGGATTAGGTATACACAAATTCTCTTTATATGCGAATTTGTGTGTACTTAGTTATCGGACAGGGGGTTATCCAATGCCTTTTGAACTAGGTCTGTGAGACGTTCTTCGAGTTCTTTTAACTCTCGGTCGTTCTTGTCACGTAGACGGTTGAGTTGGGTATCGTAGTTTTCTTGTAGTTGGTTNCGTTTGTCTTCGAATCGATCATTTGCTTTATCGATCATGTCACGTACTTCAGTTTCGGTAATTCTTAGATTGTCCTCTACACGGTCTGCTTGTTTCTCGATAGAGATGATGTCGTCACGTAGACCAGACTTAATGTCACGGGTATATTCTATTGCTTCGTCTAGTTTGGTCTCGATAATATCGTTACGTGCTGAGATAGCGTCTACGTCAATGTTCTCCACAATCTCTTTCATATTACGATAGTCATTGTAGAATTCAAAACCACCCCAGGCTGCACCACCAAGTGTAGAGAGAGCGGTGATCAATGCGAACATCCTACCACCTTTGAAGGTCATTCCTCCAAATTCGATTTCTGTTTTGTCTTCTTCTTCTGACATTATTTCTCATCACCCTCGAATTTCAGTTTTCTTAGATTCGCCAACTCTGCTTGTAACTTCTGGACTTCTAATCTTTTCTTAGTAAGTTCTAATTGGTATAAGTATTACAGTTGATTCTTTCTTTTGGTGCACCTATAGGTATGGTGATCTTGGCATATACACCAACATCTTTCATTTTACCACTACCATTATTGTATAGGTTACTGTCAATGCCCATCGTATTGAATGGATCATCTTGATTGATTATACCGACAACACCGAACTCTACGTTAGTAGCAGAACCAATTGCATTCCGACAATCTATATCACCAGCCCTAATTTGATCTGAAGCATAATTAGATGGGGATTGAGGTAATGATAGATTCAAAGCACTAGAATCTCCATGAACCTGTCCCACACATAATATTGTTAAAATCACTATAAAATATCTCACTACATCACTCACTATTTAAGTTTCGAACATATCCTCGATGATACCACCGTTACTCTTTCATCTTCCGCTATTATCTTAGATTTACTGCATATGTATTTGACGAGTTTAGTATCACCAAATCTAACATACACTTCCACTTTTTGTTTCTTTAGATAGGGAACATTTAGTATTCGTTCACCACCTACCGCAAACTTTACAGGATTCCAATCTTTATCGAACACGGATATTTCATACCAACCAACATCCTGCCTGCTGTTGAAGAGTTCCATATCAACTTTCATAATACCAGAGACATGAGATAACTTCAGTTTTGGGTACGTGGGTGTCCATTGGTGGGCATTCGCATACCCACCGATAAGGACTAATAACATCATAATATAACGCATGATATTATTGCGCTATACACTCAGCACTGACTGCGGCACGGTAGACACCGCCAGGAAATGATTTCCCATAACCATAGTCTGCTTGAGATTCTGATCTGAACCATATACTACCAGCAACAGTCAAATCATATTCTGTAACATTGTTGTACAGTACTTTGGTGTTGTCGAAGTCATTCATCAACGTATCTGATACTTCAGCAATATCAACCAATCCTGTCCAATTCACAACATCGTTCAAATACGGTGAAGTGGTAAACTCGATAGGATACGAAAGAACCGCCTTGTAAGATCCAGCTTCAATGATATCGAATCGAACGATAGGTTCTACCCCACCATCTATCGACTTAGTACTAAGAATATTGCTAACAGGGTTACCAAAGATTCCGGGCGTGTCGGTAGTGATAACACACTTAGACTCCACGTTACCAGTAATTGGCACTTCTGTAAATGCCATAACGCCAGTCGAAGTTAATGCGACCGTGGCAAATAAAATTTGTTTAAACATAACTATCCCCTATAGATTAGTTGTTATACTGACTATTTATCATTTTTGTATGTAATAATTGTTGAGCAAGTCCAACTCTTTTTCCTTTAGGATTAGTTGGTAACTTACCATCTTTTAATGTAATTGTTTCGTCATATGTTCCCCCAGATATATCTCTCATATATTCTGGTGGTATTAAACCAAGCGCAAGTAACTGATCGTGCTTTAGTTGTGCATCAGAACTCATTAACGCTGAGTTAACTGCACCCATTGCGATTTCTAAACGTTCCCTATTCTTTTGTATCGAAACCCTCCTTCTATCCTTTTCCTTTTGTTCCTCTTCATCAAGTTCTGCCTTTTTCTCAGCTTCCTCCTTGATAAATCTTTGTTCTTGTTCGTATATTGCAGTCAAGTCCGGTTCAGGAATATCGGGTATTGGTACAACATAGCCAGGACAGTCAGGACTAGTCTGTGGATCGAAACATGGGTCGTACCTATAGTTGTAAACCACCCGTGCGTCTTCTACAGTACCTTCTCCAGTCCATTCGATAGAACCATCTCCCCAACGGTCTATCAGTATATTGTCTACCGGAACTATCTTATTAATAGTGTTCGATCTTCGTCCAGACCAATCATCCACTTCTCGAAAGATGTAACCGTCACCGCCAGCATCTTCGTTCTGGACATAGACGACCATATCATCTTCGGTATTCTTTATAGCAGTATATCTGTACAACACACTGGATACTTCAAGTCCTGCCTGTTGTGGCAAGATATTTCGCATCACCCAATTATAACCAAAGTCGGTTGAGTTCCTAGTTGTACCGGATATGACCTCAGAGTAAGAGTAAGAGGAGCAGAGCGCCAATACCACCACTAGCGGCAAGAGTCTTCTCATTTGTGGTCATCTCCTTTTCTTTATCTTTATCACTTTTCACTTCGGGTGAACCACCTGCGGCAAGTTCTGCTTCCCATGCAAGTTTAGCTTCTTCGCCGATCATACCGTCATACGGACATGGTGTTCCTGCGTTCATCATTGCATCAAATATGCGTCTATCTTGACACATCACTGATACTGCTGCAACTTTCATACCCATATCGTATAAAGTCTTAGCATTCTTTAGTTTCTCACAATTATAATCAGTGAACTGTGTACCCGCAGAGATACCAAGAATTTGTGTTTGTACTGCACCCGCAACACCGAATGTACATAGGTCAGAGTTTGACGTATTAATCGTGGGGGAAATAGCAGAAGGGGGAGGCGACTTCAAAGTAGTTGTCGAATCAGATTTTGTGGTAACAGTACTATTAGTTGTAGAGTCTGTCTTTATAATGTCTTCGATAACACTTTCTTGAGCATATGCCGAAGAAGTTAAAATCACACCAATAAGTAGGGTATAAAGTAGTTTCATGAATAAATCCAAAAATAGTTATTATGTACGATTCTATTTATACAATTAATATCTTTGAAAGAGAACAGTTTAGGGACATGTTCAGGTCACGATCCCAAGGTAGGTGGGATTCTTTAGGTTGCTATCAACCCTCTGTCTACCAGTCTTTGGTAGTTATTCATCTTAGTGTCTTTGGGGCCACTAGGTTTTATCTTTGTTCTTATATGTATAAAGTTTGCACGTTCCACATCAGGTTCAAACGAAGAATAATTCCACATCTGACCGTCCAGATAGTTACCCTTCTGTGTATGGGACATTCCCAGTTTAAGTGCGAGAGTGTGCATGACACCTTCATCAACCCAGTTCTGTTTATACCGTAACACGATATCGTCAGTCAATACACTACGGAACTTCTTACGTTGTTCCTTGGTCAGTTTGTATATAGATCCACCCCAGTAAGGTGCACCTTCATTACCCCATACGAAACCGAGTGTTCTTGCAATACCCGAACGCAGATTGGTTTGGATTTGAGTATGTCTACCTATGCCTTCACACTCAAATATGTTTTCATTACAACCCTTACGAACAAACATATCGGCATCAACCATAACAACATTGTCATAGTCATCCCATCGTTTGTCCAACATAACAAGTTTCTGTAGTTCGGGTCTCACATCCATAGAAGTGAATTGGTCACCTCTTACAAGTTCATAGTCCGCGTTTACCATCTCAGCATACTTAGAGATACTCATAGATGATAGTAGAGTCAGTGAATTCAACTCACCCGACCAGTGTTGTAGTATAATATTTTTCATGAGAACTCTTTTACAAATATATCATATAGGTATTGTGACCACGCTTCATGAGCGGGTTCGTTGGGATGACCGTACTCTAGTATTTTGAAGTCATTCTCGGCAAAAGTATAAAAGTCGATATACCTACCAAGTCCAAGTCTACTGGTATCTTTCAAACTACTAAGTGATTTGTGGGTATACTCTATCCATTCAGTCCAAGGAGAATCGGTTCTTTTGAATCTTGGATGTGTTGACAATAAAATATTCGACCAACACCTTTTGTGGAAAGAACCCTGTATTAATTTGATACCCAGACTATCACATATCAATTCCATACTTTTCATGAAACTTAGATGATGTGTTATTTTGGTACGAAGAACATCCATCTTTTCTAATGCGGGGGATAATACTTCTTCTAGTTCAGGTTTAATATGGTGCATTCTAGCAGGAGAGAATTGAGACATACACTGGAACCGTTGGATACCAACCTCTCTTTCCCATCCAGATACTCTATTTTCTGCAGCCTCGTCTCTCTGCCACGCAGACCAAAGAATTACCATATGAGTAGGATTTTCTTTGGTCGGATCTAAAAGATAGTCTACAGTGTCTCGAAATATTTTATCATTACACGCACCACAAGTAGCGAGATTCACATATTCTGTTTTTAATTTGTTAGATAAGTGATGGGTGAATGTTAAATGGTAATGTTCTGGCGGACTCTTATCATATCCCTGCAACTCATCACCCCATACGAAACTGCAACCATTAGTTAGTAACATGGTAACATTTCTGCCGCAGTAATTATATGAGCAATAAGTTTAGCGTATTCCGTATGGGTATCTTCATCAGCATGACCCATGGGTTTTAACGTGTAACTTTTCTCAGCCAAGGTATAAAGGTCTGTATAATTACCCAAACCCATTTTACATTCAGGACGCAAGTCTTTAAGGATTTTTGTAACTTCTTTCTTATAATCTTCGAAACCATCCATTTTGAGAGTGGCTAATATATTTTTATACATGTCACCGTGGATTACGCCCTGTATGATAGGGATCATCATCATCTCACAAATAAACTGCATCTGTTGCATACATTTCAACCCATACAATATTTGAGTCTGCATGGTAAGAACATCTTCAGTATATGCTTTGAGAATTTCCTTTCTATTTTTATTAGTACTATCACCCCATTGTAATTCAAAGGATGTACTCTTGTGTGAAGGTATTATCTGGTTCATGTTACATTCTTGAGGGATATGTATATCTTTATCCGCAAGAAAATGTTCAGACTCACACAGCTCAAACCTTCCCCAATTACTCCACATTATAACAACCATATCAACATGGTCAGATGGACGCATTAGAAAGTCGAGTGTTCTACGGTAAATCTTCGCGTTTGAAGAACCGTTCTCTGCAAGGTTCACATAAGGGAGATGCAATCTCTCTGATAATTTGTGTGTGTATGTGTGACGATGGTGGGTGTCGATCCCATTCGGAGATCGACTTCCCTCTAGTTCATCGCCATAGGTGAACGAGTCACCATTAGTCAGTAGTATTCCCATTATTCCCATGAATCCTATCGTGTTCAAACAACTTCAGAAAACCATAATGAATTGTTTTCATAATGTCTTTACGCCAGTCAGCAGGGTTCTCTCCCTTGTTGCCATATCGACCATTATACTTGTCAATATTACCAGCAAAGAATCCCATACCATGACCACGATCAACGATGACTTCAGATGATTGAAGACCCCCTTGACCATAGTGACCACTGTAAGTAGTATCTATATATTTCCTAAACTCTTCGATCAGTTCTCTTTCACGGAACTTGTAATCAATATCATCCGTATACTCATTCCAACATTTGAACATAGGATCATTCCAACGCGTGCCAGTGAACAAAGGAGGAACATTGTCGGGATCGGGACTGATTTTATCACCAACATAGGTGATATCCTCTACAGACAATTTAGTGTTCTCGTATGCCTGATCCCACTCGGAAGGAGTCGCATCATTCAGACTGCGACCACCTACGGTAATGTCTCCATAATATTCAGAACCCGCCATTAGAACAACTCCTCATATAATGCTTCAAGGTCTTCGTACTCGGTACGAACTTCGGCCATGTTTGCTTTATGATAGATGGTTGCAAGTTTGCGGATGTGTTTCTTATCCACACCATGATTCTCAAAGGTAACTTGAACGATATCTTTAATCAAGTCTTTCTCTGCATCAATGCGAGTCATACTATCAGATAGTTCTTTAATCGCACCTGCAACTTTCTTTTTATCTTCGGGGGTCAATGTAATCATTCTGTTTCAATATCCTCAATTAATAAATCACGTAAGTCTCGTGCCTGTTGGTCACGAGGATCATTTTTTCCATACCCGCAAAACTTATATGCGAGTGTAATTCTGTCTTCTCCTGCATACGCAGAATGCCAACAGAGATCTTTAGGTTCATCTTCGGGAGCAAAGTAGTAGTGTCTACATTGCCATCCCGGCACGTCCTGTAAGGTAACTATCTCACCCGTATCATTATCACGATACTTGAAGTATCCATTGCCACTCTTAGACCAAGTGAATAATACTTGATACGCAGATGCGTCATAGTTAGTGTGCCATCCAACAAACCCGCCAGGCGGATAATATGATAATAGTGCAGAAGTATGTGCACCGATATCGGCTGCAAAATCATACTTGACACGTTTCATATAATCCGACCAGACTTTGGGTTGAGCACGAACCATCTTAGAGATAGGTTGTGCAAAATGTCTGTCTGGTACACCTACTAGTGTATCACGTGACAGACACTCTGTCAAGTACTCTTCGGAACAAAAGTACTCCCCATTAGTCTTATCTTCTTCTGCACTATACACTTGGTAGTCAGTACTAGAATAGTCACGACTAAAGAAATCCTCGACAAAACTGTCAAGGGTCTCTAGGAGTTCTTTGTTCCGAATAGTTACTTCAGACATTAAATTATAATGCCACTAGTAGCTTCGATCCATGCTTTCTCAAAAGACTCATTTGTCGGTACAGTGAAAATAACATCACTAAACGTCAAAGTCTTTGGATTTTCAACAGCAGACATACATACACCACGACCGAAACCAATCGTACCATCTTCACCACGTACAATAAGACGTGGGTCTTGTACATGTACCGCACCTGCATCAATTCGATCCAATCGTGCAATATATTCACCTACACCCGTCATCACTGTAACGATATCACCCTTCTTCATTTTCTTCTCCTACCTTTTTTACTTTATTTAAAATCCAAGAACCATTTTCTTCTGTTAGATCCCATTGTATCACATCCCCTACCTTCAAGTCAAGTTCTTCCATTAATTCATCACTAAACTCAATGCATTGATGTCCTTCTTCATCCAATACTACTGGACAACTATATTTACTCATTTTCCATTACCGCCTCTGCTATATCAGGGAAATGTGTTTTGATATGTTCCCAACACTGTTCCGCAACAATACGATGTTCCTTCTGAGTTTCGATACCCATACGCAACTGACAGAAGTGAATCCAAGAACGCAAAGATCCTGCCATGTACAGTGTAGTACACGTATTACCTTCGGGTAACACCACACGTGCCTGTTCCTTTGCGATACCATTATCTAGTGCCCAGTTATATGCTTCCTTCGCAGCTGAGATAACCTTCCTTTGTTTCATATTCCAATTTTCAACCAAACCATTCTGACTCGATTTAACACCCTCACTACCAACACCATATTCCTCTGCAATATCAACAGATGCTTGACGGTTCTTAGGATCTTGCATTCTCGCCATACGAGTAGAGAAGTTCTCACTCTCTGCATAACGTTGGGAGAATTCTTGATATGAAAACGAACGGTGACGAATAATCTGTCGAGAGATATCACGTGTCGTTTTGATTTCAAGAGTCATATGCACCATCTCAAATGGCGACCAATGTTGATGTTTGATTAGATACCTCAACAACTTTGGTGCGGTGTCACGGTTACTTTGGTTAGCAGGATTACTCACCCGTGCGGTATATGCAATCAACTCATTTGCATCCCAACAGTCAGTCACTCCAACATTAGGTTTACTAATTGCAACCAAATTCACTTCACTCATCTTCTTCTTCTTCCTCATCTATTGTTAATGTTATACCTTGTTGTTCAAACCAAATAATGGCAAGTTCAACTCCCCTTAACTTACCAAGATGATTACCCAAATAGTAGGCACCAATCATCAAGGCAAGAGTTATTAATGTTTGATATTCTGGACTCATAGTTTAAAATCTCCAAATCTATTTTCTGACTTCAGTCTTTGCCCTGAGTTTGAATTATCAAATGCAGGGCCATGGTCTTCTTCTTTATTAAGAGGTGAATCGTTTTGGTCTACATCAAACAGACGCATCTTAGAACGATCAATACCCACCACAAATCGTGAATCAGCACCAACATCGTTATAACGATTCTTCAATTGTTTAACTAGTATCTGACCATTGTTTGAAAGTTCATCATTACTGATCAATGCAAACATAAGATCGGCAGTAGCAGGTAGACCAAATGATTCTGCTGTGTCATCCAGACCCACGTCATCATTACCATAACCACCACGAGTAGTCTGAGTCGCAGACATAACCGGAACATCAAACTCTACCGCAAGACCACGCAGTTCTTCTGCAATAGACTTTATATAGGTATATGAGTTGATAGAACCACCCATCGCTTTCATCCGTGAAGATGAACAGATATTTAGATAATCGATATAGATCATATCCGGTACGAAGTTCTTCTTCAACTTCAGTTCGTTCAGTAGTGCACGGAAGTGAGACGCATTTGCTTGACCAGTAGGATATTCTTTGATGATCAACCTACCGTTGGTCTTTGCAGAGATCTGACTCACTTTCTGTCTGAACATATCTTTAGATAGATTCTCTAACTGATCAATCGGTACGTTCAATAGATTCGCATCGATACGTTCTGCGATACGTTCTTCTGCCATCTCCATGGTGATGTACAATACGTTCTTACCCATAGACAGAGCTGCACCCGCACAGTGACACATAAACAGAGACTTACCGACACCTGTACCCGCAAGGGCAATGTTCAGAGTCTTGTTAGGCAATCCACCCTTGGTGATCTTATTGAATAGATCTAAGTCAAACGGAGTACGTTCTTGCTGTTCATGGTAGAAATCATATCGACCATCAACATTCTCAAGATAGTCGTGACCGATGTTAGTATCAAATGTAACACCCAGTGCCTTAGATAGAATATCAGGAATCGCATTCTTAGATAATGTCTGGTGTTTGCCATCAATGATAGAGATAGACTCCATGATAGAATTGTAGACCGCACGGTCTTGACACCACTTCTCGGTACGATCAATCAACCAGTCAAGGTTCTCTGCCTCAGCAGTAAAGATGTTTGGAAGTATCTCGATTGCATGACGATATTGTTCATCGTTGAGACGATCACCTTCATCGACCTCAATCTTAAATGCTTCCATTGTGGGGAGTTTATTATACTTTGCAATAAACTTAGTGAATTCATTGAAGAGACCTTTATAGACCCCTTCAAAATAATCGGGTGTTAAGAACGCTGCAACTTTTCTAGCATATGCATCATTCGTCAATAGATTCCGTAGAATCGTTTGTTCTAGATTGATCTCCAACGTTTTCTCCATTCTTTTTCTCAGTACCGTATACCCAACCTTCATTTATACCACGTTCAAGTATATCTTCTAGAATAGAACCAGAGAATTCTTGGAGGTCTTCACTAGAAGAATCCAACTCATCATCCGGAGATTCTACTACACGAAAGTCAAAGGTAAGACAATCGCGTTCTCCATCATACTTGATCGTGCCAAAACGTAATACGGTTTCGGTAAACTCACCACGCAGGATGCGAACATCCCACGCGGCCTCATTATCTACATATTCGACAGGGATCAACTCATAGTCAACCCCCTCACTCACCTTGTCGAGATTAATCATTTATATCTTCGCCATCTATTTGTACTATTATATCAGGATCTACTTGCATTGGCAATCCAATTTGATATTGTTTTCTAATAAATTCTGCAAAGTCTGTAAATTCCCAAATAGGTGCCCAGAACTCATCGGTCAGAGTATCTTTCTGTCGAACCTTCGGATCTACCAACTCACCGGTACTTTTGTCTACACGTTGGTACCAACCATTACTTGGTTTGAAAACATATCCACCGGCAAGAGCAACATCAAGTAGTCCAGAGTTCTTCTCGACACCACCATCCCAAGATACTGAGATAGGAATCTTAGACTTCTCTTTAAGGTAACGAGACTTCTCGATGTTGACTACGAAATCATAACCAGTAACTTCGGTACCCGTCTTAGTCTGTCTACGACCGATGATCCAGATAGTATCAGCAGAGTAGTAGATACCAGTACCACCACCAACAACATCCTTCGGAAACAATCCAATCTCTTTGTAGGTGTGGTTGATAGCCAACATAGGGATGTTCTTCATTGCAAGGTATGGAGTTGCCATACGGAACAGACCCTTCAGTGCTTTCGCACGTGACATGTCCGCAACACCCTTCTCTGCCAATGCGTCATCAAGTTCCTTCTTAGATGCAAGGTTACCGATAGAATCNATTACAACGATAACGTCATCGTCACGATCAATCTCTTCTAGTTGAGAGATAAGGTCAAACTTTAGTTCTTCTACATTCGTGATAGGAGTGTGAAGAACACGACTAGTGTCAATTCCAAACTGTTCGAAATAAGATTGGGGTGAACCGAACTCACTATCGTAGAATAAAATAACTGCATCTTTTCTCTCCCGTAAGTATGCACCTGCCATAAGCAGTGCAAATGATGTCTTAAAGTGTTTTGATGGGCCTGCAAGAACAGTCAGTCCTGGCGTAACACCACCGTCAATAGAACCGGACAATGCGACATTGACCATAGGTACATCGGTGGAAACCATATCTTTTTCTGTGAAGAACTTACTCTTGGACATGACTTCGGCAGTCTTGACCTTGGAGTTCTTCTTTAATTTATCCATTATACTCATACGTCTTTCTCATCTCCAAATGATATATTATTTACTTTTTCACGTTCATCTAACTCGTATATTATACGATATTTGTTGTTGATTGTCAAGACATTTTCTAACAGATCGAACTTTTCTCCCTGAGATTCGGAAAACTTCAGAAGTGCCATAGTGTCTTTGGGTAGACATGCACCACCAAACCCACGTTTCTTATCAGGGCCAGGCACACGGGTATGTTTGATGCCGATACGATCATCCGCACCCATTGCACGAGTAATCATATTATAACTACAATCAAATGAATCCACCAACTCTTTCAACTGGTTGAAGAATGTCAACTTAGTTGCAAGATAGGAATTGGTCGCATACTTAACAAAGGATGCCTCGCACCCAGACATACGATAGTATTTGTCGGACTTACACCCACTAAAGATATCATAGATCTGTTGTAGTTCATTACACGCAGGATCCGTACCACCAAACACATGATGTTCCGCATTGACGAAATCTTCACATGCAGACTTTTCTGTCAGGAATTCGGGATTGTACACGAATCGATCAAAGTCTTGAGGTTCGATTGAATTGTATATTCTATCCACAATGTCGGGAGTGATTGTTGATTTGACAACAACAAGTGCGTTAGTATGGTACATCAACTTGAGTACCGCATCTTCTACAATAGACGCGTCCACAAAACCCGTCTCTGAGTTCTGTGGAGTAGGTGCAGCGATAAACGCAATCTGTGGTTTATACTTCACAAGATCATCGATAGTAGTTTGGTTATTCGGATCAACAATAAAGTGTTCTACCATAGGATGATAGAACGCATATTCTACAGCCTTACCTACAAACCCATGTCCCACGATACCCATACGTAAAGGATTCTTCTTACTCACACCTTCGGGTTGAGATTCACCTTCGGGTTTCTCGGGAACATATTCATCAAAATCATCTGCCACTATTGTACTCCATATACCATTTATAAAAATTACGGATACCATCTTCTATATTAGTAGTAGGATGATAACCAAGTGTTTCTAACTTACTTGTGTTAGAAAAAGTCTCTAATGTGTCTGCGGGATGTTGTGGTGCCATCAACTTGATTGCGGACTTGCCCGTATTCTTTTCGATCTCTGAAATGAAGTCCATAAGTTGAACTGGTGCACCACGACCAATATTAAATATCTCACCTGCGTCCACATCATTATTCAACACACATTCTATACCATCTAGGATATCTTCTACGTATGTAAAATCACGTTTCATATCACCATAATTATACACTGTTATTGGTTTCTCGGCAAGTATATTTTTGGTGAAGTCAAACAGTGCCATATCCGGACGACCCCAAGGGCCATATACAGTAAAGAATCTCAGACCAACAGTATGTAGACCAGACCCCTGCATCTGACATTCATTGGCCCATTTAGTCCATCCATAAGGATTCAACTGTTTACCAGTCTCCTTACCTTCTGTCCAAGGTAGTTCAGAACCCGCAAAGACACAAGAGGTTGACGCATATACAATACGTGCGTCCGGTGCATGTCTCTTACAGGCATCAATAAGATTCTGAGTACCATCGATATTGTTTGCATGATATTGTTTTTCTTTACCAAACGAATCACGCACACCGGCATGTGCTGCAAGGTGAATAATATCCGTGGGATTAATACCGTCGATGAGATTGTCCATCTCTTCTTCATTACGAAGATCCACATTCAGGACATCGATACCAAAATGTTCGACACGATGATGTTTCAGTGTGGGACTATACAAATGGTCATTGTAATTATCCATACCAATAACCCAATGACCTTCTCGTTTCAATCTGTTACATAATTGCGATCCGATGAATCCTGCCGCACCTGTTACTAAATATTTTCTCATTATCCGTTCCTATAAACGTATTCTAATGCACGATCTGCCTCTACACTGAGAGGACGGTTCTCGTACCAGTTTCCTGTTTCCTTATCAAACTCTTCACATAACCGAGAGATTTGGTTTGATGATATGGGGTAACCTCTACTTACCGCACTTCCGGCAATCGCAATCATTATCGCGTACATTTTAGCATACCAACCAGTTTCAGAAATGGTCTGGTATTCTATACCTAACCTTTTAGGCCAGAACGGACAATCGCGATATGAAGTCCAATTGAAGTTAGTATTATTTAGACTATTCTTACGATGTTCTACTACTGCCTTCTGCATCTCTGGTGGCAGTCTATCTAGGAAAGAGTTACCGGTCTTCTGAACATAAGGATGTTTCGCAATCAGTTCACCCACATTAATTGGATTGCCGCCCAGATGAGAGAAGAAGAAATTAGTAGAACTAGGATATATTGCAGGAACATAGTACATCCGTGCAAGATCTTTTGTTTGCGGGTCACCAATTTCTCCAATTTCAGTATTAAGGGCGTACCAGAAGGATTTGATCGTATCTCGTTCAATAGTTTCCGATAGTCGGAAGACAATCCTGAATTTAAGATACTGATCCCTAGAACTAGCAGTACTATAACAGATGAAGTCCAGATCGCGAAACCTATCAATTAATTCACCCCTTAGAGAATCCAAATCATTAGTAAAATTATGGTTGTCCACATCAACAGCACACCAACCACCCCAATATAAAGTAGATTTATTACTACGTGTGCTATCGGCTTCAAACACAGCAGGAGTAATAAGAGGACTAGAATTTCTACCACCCTTTTCACCTTTAGTTTGACTCAATCCATACAACAACTCAACGAACTTGTCCCAACTCTTCAGAGACATTGTTCGGTGAGTCTTGTTATCGAACTGAGATTTAAATATAGTTAATTCATAATTCATAGATACATTATATCAAATAATCGACCACCTGTCAACCAAAGAAATCCTCTAGTGACGCCTGAGGTTCAGAATCCCAACCAACCGCATCCAGAATGGGAGTGAGTGGGTCAAGGAATGTTTTGTTGAACATCATATCATAATTGATATATTTATCCAGTCCAATTCACGGGGAAGGTTCAGTGGATAAGAGATTACATTCTCACCGATTGGATTAGGCATCTTCAGGTAACAAAACTTAATCTTCTCACCATTCTTGATAGTCTCGTACCGTTTGGTCAGAGAACTTTCCTTGAGTGCTTTGTTGAACATCAACGCACCACGAACATGGATAGGAGTGCCTTTCTTGTACACAGTCTTACGGTCAGACCATTTGGTCACATCCGATACACCCCGAGGGAACGAAACCGCTTCGGGCGGTAAGGTCTTAAAATGGGACTTAAAGTCCGAAATGTATCGTTGTGTGTCTACTTCGGTACCTTCTACGATGACCCGAAATATCTCCTTGAACTTGTCACGGACAACCTGCGGAGTACTGGACTTGATCGCCTCGATACCCATCATCTTGAGTTTGGGTTCTGCGTACTGGACACCTTCGTTATTGTGGACGTTCAGGATGTAACGTTTCTTGGCCATCCAGATACCACGGTCAGCGATTACCTCCCGTTCCATCTCCATGCGATTCTCATAGGCATTGGTCGCTAGTGCCATATCCGCATAAGACTTTACAAGGAGTTTCTCGAAGTGTTCCGAACAGATCTTGTCGAGAAACTTTACCGGATTACTAGGAGAAAACTTATCAACGAGATCCCCCATACGAAGATAAACAGAATCGGTGTCAATTGCCACAACGTAGTCTTCATCCGTTTTAAGAAGTTTTTGCATTTCATTGTTTACTGCTCTCTCCGCCCATTTGATTGCAAGTTGACCAGCAAGAGTAATGGACTCTGCAACTCTTTGGTCGAAATATCTGAACCAACGATTCCCAAGGGCACCATAAAGTGAATTCATAAGAATCTTAATTGCCATCTGTTGATTATTCAGAGAAGTTATGGTATACTCTAGAGTTTTAGATGGGTTAGTCTGCATCTCCTGTTGACATTCCAACATCTTCTTCTTGATTACTCTACGTTCCGAGTAATACTGTTTAATGATTATGGGAATCACACCTTCTCTATCTTGGGTGAATCTAACACCAGTAGGTGCAAGAGCATAATCTAGATTCTGGTCAGTCAGGTCAATCGAACCGGCCAGAAACTTATCGACCGAGACATTGCTAACGAATCCGTCCATTACCGTCTCCGGAGACATATTGTATTGTACAATGATGTTAGGATACAGAGATGCCAAATCGAATGAGGTTACCCAGTCGTGCGAACCAACCTGTGGGTCTTTCACGTAACCGCCAGGATATGCGGTCTTGGGTTTCTCAATCTTCTTAGGAACCGCAACCTTGTTCTTATTCAGAAGTCGGTAGATGATGGTGTCCCAGATAGCAGTCGTACCCAGAGTATCGTTATAGTTCACACCCGCCTTGTAGGCCATGGTCAGGATTAATGAAATCAAATCAAGTTTAACATCGAGGAGATGTACCAACTCAACGTCTTTGATGTTATAGTCGATGAACTTCTGGAAGTCATTCTCATACAGGGCAAACAGAGAACCATGTTCCTCATAGGATAGTTTGCGTTCACCCAGTACTACGTGGGCGATATGGTCTAGTCGATAGGATTCTTGTTGACCCAGAGTATTGTAGGTGAACTTCTTGAAGACTTCGAGGTAGTCAAGTTGTTCGATACCCTCAAGGACAAACTCTTGGTTGGGTTTACCGTTGATGGTAGTATTACGTTCACGGATAAGACCCCACGGAGACATACGTTTCGCCATGGTATCGTCACCGAGAAGTTTAGTCATACGGTTAACCAGATACGGAATATCGAAGAACCGTGTGTTCCAACCAGTAATAATATTGGGGGCGTATTGTTCGAACTGACGTACAAACTTTTGGAGTAGATCTATTTCGTTGTCACACTTGATATAGAGTACATCATCACGAGATACGTATAGTCTTGACAACCCCAGACCCAGTACGTACCACAGTCTTGACGCATAGTGATTGCGGTAACAGGATATGCGGCCGCGCCAGGAGTAGGGAAACCATCCTGAGAGAAAACCTCGATATCGATGTTCGCAGTCTTGATGAGACTACGGTCATAGTCAATCTTATCGGGGAAGACTTCTCCAAGGAATTGGGCAACATAATTAGTATTACCTGCAATAGTAAAGTTGGAGACATGTTCGTAACGTTTGTCGAAGTCCTTCGCCTCGGACATAGAGTCAAAGGTTATTGGTTGTATGGGTAGTCCGTCAAGTGTAGTCCAACCATCAGATTGTTCTGCGGTACCGGACATAAACAGAGTAGGTTTGAAAGGAATTCTGCGTTTTACTTCTTTGCCGTTCTCGAAACCACGGTACAGGAGTTTGTTGCCAAAACGGACAACCGATGTATAAAAATTGGACATAGACTCACTTCTTTAGAATAATGTATATAGTATAACAAAAAAAGGGGTTGTTGTCAACCCCCTTTGCATTTATCATGACGAAACAAGATCCCCTATGACCACGGGATTCTTACCCAGTTTTCGGTTATCTTCTTTGGTTTGTATCACAAAGTTGTCTTGGTTAGTTTTGCCGCCATCAGCATACGGTTTGATGTGACCAATTTCGAAGTCAGTTGATAGGACATCTTCTAATGGGATTTCTACACCTTCGGGAGTTATCCATCCCTGATCTTTTGCAGCAATAAGTTTTTCTTCGGCAGTTCCACCTCTACGAGAATCTAACTGTACGAAATATTTAGACGCATCAAACTTTTCAGAGATTAACTTATTACGTAGATTGTTAAAACGAATCTCACGTGAACGCAACAACTCAGAGAAATTTGCAGAACGACCGTTCTCATTGTATGAGTATTCGGTCTTATCTTTCATCAGATCAATCTGAACATCGATGTAATCTTTAATGAAAGTTTCTGGTTCAATCATACGCTTTCCACCTCGGATCTGTTCTAGGTAGATCACAAACAAATCCAACAATCCGTTTTCACGTTTAAAGATGGAAATGTTCTTACCGACAATTTTCAAGAAACGATCCATCTCGCGAGAGAACTTGTTGACTAACTTGTTAGCATTCTCGTTATAATACATTTCTTCTAAAGACTTGGCGGTAATTTTACTTTGCAGTCCATCGATGTAAATCATGAAAAGACCAGATAAGTAGTCATCAACTTTACGTCTGTTAATTTCTTTTTGTGAAAATACATTCTTAACGAAAGTCTTAGTGTGTTTTGTAGCAAGACTGCGGATTTCCTCCGCAACATTAGATATAATCGGGTTTCTCAATTCTGGCGCATTCAACGCAACACCACTATTAACAACTAAGAACAAACGAGTAATGTCTTCTTGATTGACGTTCAAGTAAATCTCTAGAGTCAATTTACGCGAATCTAGGATACACTTCATACCAGTAGGAAGTGTAGAATAGTTGCAGGTGTCTTTAGTTATGGTGTAAACCTCATCACCGATAACATAGTTCCCTAGAGGAAGACCAAACTTATCATCAACAAACTCGCCTATCGTAACAGTGCGGTTGTTAGAGTCGAGGTTCAAGTAGTCACATGTACTTAGGAACTGTGTGAAATATTCCATAGACTTTTTGTCATTTGAAATCTCAGCGGAATTGTAACAACTCTTCACATGCGCAAGGATGAACTTGGATGGTGCAGTATTCAGAATAAGAGAAACCAAGAATGATTGCTTATTCTGTACTTCCCATCGAGTCACCGACTGACAATTAAGATCAGCATAGACCGTATCAATCATCTTCTTGTATGCACCAAGAGTAATGTTTGAAGTTTTTGATTCTACAGACTTGTATGTTACATTTTTCATAATATATACCTTTATATAATTAGTTAGGGTGTGTAGGAAGTGAAGGAGTCACCATGAGTCGTTCTATCAACCTACACATATATAATACCAAAAGAGAGTGCCTTTGGCAACACTTTTTTTAACGAATAATGTCAATTTCATCCGCATTTGTATTCCACGTTTCTAGTTTGGTACGTAGACGACCATCTGCCTTGACCTGTTCGAATCTCTTGGATGCCTTCTTGCGCCACCAAGATACGATGTTCTCCATCTCGAATCGGTCAAAGTTCTCTGCGGGTTTGAGTTCATCGGTCTTGAGATTCAGATAGTCCTTGACTGACTGTGCCTCATAACCATAGGTAGAGAAGAAGGATCGTTTCTTCTCGGTCAAACCCTTAGCATCTTTAAAGGTCTGACAGAACTTCGCATAGGCATCCACATCATATTGCTTGAGAGAGGATTTGATAATGGATACCATCTTGGTCTGCGTCTTCAACTTACGAGAAGATGCGTCAGCAGGTACCAAGTAATCACCACCGTTCCGTTTCTTTGAACCAGTCGTTCAATCTACGGAAGTTATCATCGTTGATCAGTGGGGCGAAGTTTGAGTCTGTCAAACCATTAAAACGTAGGAATGGGCGCATACCGTCATACATACTTGCAGATGTTGAACTCCCATATAAGGATGTGGTCTCGAACATCGCAATGTTAGAACCATATCGTTTATTAATTTCTTTTCTCATTTGGTGGGAACAACAAATACCTGCGAGCAGTTTTCCGCCCAAGGTATTGAAAGCTGCGGGTTGCACCGGAATGATGTTAAACCCCATAATCACAGATTCGTTGAATCGTTTCATCACTGCGGGATTGTACGAGTCCAGAGGATTACCCAACCACTCGTTACGAGGACGTGAGTTGATAGTAGGAGAACCGAATCGAATCATACCAAAGATCTTACCTGAGTTCTTCTCTTTGACAATCTTCAACATCTGTTTGCCCGGAATACTAGATTCTACGGGCGCAGAAGTAACGATCTCCATGTACTGCATGAACTGGTTCTGTGGACAATCACCGATGACAAACTCCATATCATTGGGGTGCATGTCGAAATCATCGAACAGATCATCTTCGGGGCCCATACCAAGTAGACCCGTGGGGAACGTCTTCATACGTTCCATCTTGATTTGACGCATATAGTCGTCAATACGGTCAAAGTTCGAAAAGAACTCCGTAAACACATTTGCTGCGTAGAACGCATCTTCTTTAGTTAGTAACATAAATTCCTCATCTCAATGTAACCATTATATATTATTACGAGGAGTTTGTCAATCTATTATATGAAAATAGTGATGACGAGTCCAAGGTGCATCTATGTATTTTTGATTGTACCCGTGATGATCTTGGGTAACACAAAGTTTCTTAGATATGACCTGAGTAGTAGGTGTTCTCCATGGATTGAATGTAATATTGGGATCATCTTTGTTGAAGGGTTTTTGGATGTTTCGACCAAAATGCAGAGTGTCACACCCGTGCCAAGGATGCACAATAGTTGTCTCACGACCTCTATAATTTTCATGTTTTAATACACGTGTAGTGTATGTCGAATATAATCTCTGTAGTGTGCAATATGGGCCACAGTTAATAGGGAAGTTACCTTGGGTCAACATATCGTATTGCCATGCAGCGGTTTCCTTCTCCAAGGTATAACACCCCATAAACAAACCAATGTTTCCATACAAGACATCCATTTCTTCAATAAACTTAATTATAGATTTCAACACATCTAAGTATTCTTCTTTAAAAAAGGTATCATGTTCCAATACTAAGAATCTCTCATCAGACTCGGACGCCATGCGCATAAGTTCCCAATGAGAACACATTCCTGCCTTCTCGGTAGGAGAATGGTCATCAGGGGCACTACCATATAGATCAGCCTGCATTAAAGAAGTTTGCCAATTATATCTTGACAAATGTTCTTCAAAATCTACAGAGTCTGGAGTGATCGCATGAAAGGTTCGAATCTCTTCTATTATACCCGCATCAATGGCAGGTTGAAAAGACTCACGTGATATACGTGCGTATTCTTCGGATACAGGATCGTCTTTTATTACTATCTGGTATGCGATCACTTAGGTAGGTTCCATTGTTCTTGGGGAAGGTTTACAACTCTCCGATGTGTTTCGGTATCCAGATTGTCCGCTCCTGCAAACTGGACATGGACAAACTTGGTGTTATCATCTCTCCAGTCATGGAGTTCTCTTCCCTCTATACCCTTATATCTACTGTAATGAATATAAGAGTTCCACCCATTATCCATACGTTGTACTTCAAAGTCGTGTACAAACATCATTGCATGTAGGTATGGTTGATCACAAGTATAGAACGAGTCTAGTCCCATGTTACGAACTAACTCAATATATATTGAAGGATCTAACCAAGTCTTCCGTGCCTTAACACGTGCTTCTTTTGAATACAAGACCATTCCTGTGTTGAAAACATCAATACCATATTCGTTTCTAGGTAAGTCCGTTCCGAACATATTCTTACATAAAAGAGCGAAACGTTCGTCTTGTTCGTGAGTGATGCGACCACCGGTAATAGTACGAATACGTGGCTGTTCTGGTTCTGTACAGATACCAATCTCACC